TTTAAAATTGGATTTACAAGTGCAAATGTTAACGCAGGTAACGGTAACTATTTATATATGGCTTTTGCGGAAATGCCATTTAAATATGCAAGGTCAAGGTCTGGTGCAGTTGAGAATGATTAGGGGTAAATAAATGTGGAAATATGGTTCAAGAATAATTAAAGAAGGTAGACCGTGGACAGATGATAACGGAGTCAAGCATCCACGTATGTGGCGTAGATGGACAGATGAAGAAATAAAAGAGCGTGGTTTAGTGTGGCATGAAACATCAAAAAAAGACCAAAATGATGAGGAAAAATGATTGTTATTTGTCTGAAATAGAAATCGATGCTAACATGGATTTAAAGCGCACTGGCAAGATTTAGTGGTCGGAGAATATATTCTATCAAAACTTTTTTTAGAGCAAATTCAATGGCAGAGTCAAGGTTACTGATTGTATAAAAAAATTTAAATAAAACGGATTTAAACAGAAAAAAGGTGTAAAATATGTCAGGTTTAACCATTGTCACACCACCATCTATCGAACCTTTGACAAGTGCAGAAACTATAAATTTTTTGCGCATCGACTCAGGTGTAGATAATATGCTAGTAGAGTCTTTGATTACCACATCAAGAAACTGGGTTGAAAATTATACAAATCGCACTCTTATCAATACCACTTATAAGCTATCTTTAGACAACGTGAATGAATTTGATGTTCCTGTTCGTGAAGGTTTTTACACAGGTCCTTTCAAATCGATGTATATTGATTATATCGCTTTGCCAAAATCCCCTGTTTCTAGTGTAACCCATGTAAAATATTTCAACGATAGTGATGTAGAAAGCACTTGGTCAACATCAAACTATTATGTTGATACAGCTAGAATACCATCTAGAATTGTTTTGAGAGATGGCGGTTCATTTCCAACAGATTTGAGAAATGCGAATGGCATAGAAGTGACTTATGTTGCAGGGTATGGAGCCAATAGAGCAGATGTTCCAGAAGCCATTCGAACCGCCATGTTGCAATATGTATCGCATTTATATGAACACCGTGGTGATGATGAAGGAAGAACATTGAACCCACCTGTTTTGATAAAAACTCTTTTGCAACCTTATATTGTTATGGCTTATGGCACTTCAGCTTTTCAAGGTGGCTATTGATGGCAGTAGGAAAAATGCAACATAGGCTTGCTTTGCAATCACCATCTCGCACTACTGATGGTGGTGGATCAGGCAGAACCACTTTTTCAACGATTGCAACTGTTTGGGGTAGAATAGAAGCAAAAGGAGGAGCAGAGCGTTTTTTTGGTGACCAGAATGAAGGTAGAACCACTCATACTATTACTATTAGATTTAGAAGAAATATAACAATCAAAAATAGAATAGTTTATCAGTTCACATCTGATAATGTTTTATATACAAGAACATTCAACATCAAAAGAGTTGAGAACAAAAATGAAAGAGATAAATATTTAGAATTATTTTGTGAGGAGGGAGTGGCAACCTAATGGCAAGAGTAGCTGTAAAAGTAACATCACGACCAAGATACAATATGACGGCATCTCAGGCTATGATGAATGTTCGAAAAAATGTTGCAAAAGCAGGGTTGTTAGTTCAGAACACAGCTAAGACAAATATTCAACAAGGTCAGCCCAGAAGTGGCAGACTCAGAAAAGATGGCACAAGGTCATCTGCTGTAGATGAATTTCCAAAATCAGATACTGGTAATCTTGCGAATAATATATTTCTAAATTTTGATGCTGATGGTTTAGGAGTAGCAGTTGAAAGTAGGATGGAATATTCAGCTTGGCTTGAGTTTGGAACAGAAAAAATGGGAAAACGTCCTTTT